AATCACGCACCTGACGGAATTGGTCAAGTCGATGCAGCCACGAAGAAGGACACCACCAAATGACTGAACCAACACCCCGCCACGCTTGGTTCTGGCGGCGCGTTCTGACCTATGCGGTGTGTACCATTCTCGCAGTCATTGGCGGCGTTGCAGTCTGGCGCGCTCCTGATCCCCAGTGGATCGGAATTGCCGCCATTGTTGCGCTCTGGCTGACGCAGACGGTCTATGTGACCTCCGCCACGTTTGCCGACTTCATTCAATTAACTCGCGCCGCTGCTGAGGGCATCCAAGCCGCTAGAGGGGATGGCACATGACCGACATCAAACAAATTGGCAAAGCAGGGCTCGATCTAATCAAATCTTTTGAAGGTCTAAAGCTGCGGGCCTATCTTTGCCCCGCAAAAGTTTGGACGATCGGTTTCGGTTCGACTGGCCCGCATGTCACGCCGGGCAAAGTCATCACCGAGGCGCAGGCGGACGAATTGTTGCAAGACGATCTCGACCGCTTTGAAAAGGCCGTCACACGCTTGGTTACGGTGCCACTAACTCAACACCAATACGACGCGCTCGTGTCTTTTGCGTTCAATGTCGGCATCTCGGCTTTGGAGCGATCGACGCTTCTAAAGCGGGTCAATGCGCGTTTGTTCGACCAGGCACGGGCAGAGTTCGCCAAATGGAATCGCGCAGGCGGTCGTCCATTGGCGGGCCTGACACGGCGTCGGGCGGCTGAAGCGGCGTTGTTCGGATCATGATCGACCTACGCGCCTATCTAATCGGCGGCTCGCTGCTCGTGATGGCGGCGGGTGCTGGCTACATCGCCCACCTGCAAACCAAAGCGCGCACGGCTGAGAAGGCCGCTGAGACCGCACAGGCTCAAACGGTCATCAGCGAAGGCACGGCACAGGCGGTGGATCGCCTTGTCATCGAAGAACGCACTATAACCGAAGAGGTTACGAATGTTGTACGAACGATTGACGCCCTGCCAACGGGTGAAGCCCTTGTGCCTGATGATGTCGCTGTTGCTTGGGGCTCTGGCATTGACGGGCTGCGCCTCGACGCAACCAAGCCTGACGGTGACGATTCCAGAGAGCCTCAAGGATTGCCCCGCTAGCGAACGTCCTGCCTCTGCTGGCCTAACTGTGGGGCGTCTAGCGGCGTTCTCGGTGCAGCAAGAGGGCGACCTAGCCAAGTGTCGGGCAAAGAACGCGGCGCTGATCTCAATCATTGAGACGGTGAATAAGGCGCACGAGCCTAAGAAGCCTTGGTGGCGGTTCTAATGGCCCCACCTAAGCTAGACCGCGCCACGGCAGAGCAAGCGATTGCTTATGTCGAAATGGCGCTCAAGATGGGCAATCGACCGCAGAACGTGTTTGGCGTTGGTCGATCTGCTGTTGAGGTCGCCGCTGAAAAGGCAATGGAAGATGGCTTTACTGCAAGCCGCAAAACCCTGCACGTTCGGGTCGCGCTGGCGGAAAAGTATTTTGGCCTCAAGCCCGATTGGTCGCTTTACACGCCATCGCGCTACGTCCAGCCGGTTCCAAGGCAAGTCCTGTTTCCGGCGTCGGTTCCAAACCCGCGCGCCTATGATCCGTCCGGCGAACGTGAGCGGGTGCTGATGATTGGCGACTTGCACCAAGACCCCAGGCATCCGCACCGCGTTGAGGTTCTGGCATGGGCGGCTAGATTTGGATCTGATCGCAAGGTTGGCCGCGTCGTTCAAGTCGGTGATTGGGGCACGTTCGACGGTGCATCTTTTCACGACAAGAATGACACCTTGAAGGCAAGGCTAAAGCCAACCATCAAGCAAGACCTCGACAACCAGAAAGAAAGCCTGATTGCGTTTCACGACAACAAGCCTGCTGACTGGAATCCAAAGCTAGACATCACGCTGGGCAATCACGAGAACCGCCTGCATCGTTTCGAGAACGCCAACCCTGAGACGGCGGGCATGTTCTCGAATGAATTAGAAACCAACTTCGCGCAATTCGGCTGGCAAACGCGGCCCTATGGCGAGGTGATGTTTGTCCAAGGCGTGGGCATATCACACCATCCCACAAATGGCGCAGGACGGGCCTTCGGTGGCAAGACAGGGCCACAACGCGCGGCGAATGAATTGACCTCTAGCTTTATCTCTGGCCACACGCACGCGTATCAGCACTTTACCACGGGCAAGATTGGCGCGGTGTCTGGTGTGGATGTGATGGAAGTTGGGTGCGCTTTGCCTTGGGGCGAGGTCGAGGACTATGCTAGGCACAACATCCTAAACTGGTATTGGGGTTTAGTCATTGTCGATCTTATGGGCGGTCGCATTGTCGGCTCTGAAAAGGTGGATATGATGGCCATTCGAGACATGTATTCAGACGATGGCGCGGATGTGGCTAGATTGCCGCGTCTCAAGGCGTAATTACACCACAAAAATATGATTGATAGTGTAATCTTCCATCACTCATATGTGCTATTAACATATCGGCAATTTTCCAGATTTGCCTAAAACTTGCATAATATGGAAGGTTCATGCGGACCGCAAAAGAGGGTCATATGACCTAAGCAAAAGGCCCCAGCCGAAGCTAGAGCCTTTACCGTGAATATGCGCGCGAACGCCATATCAAATCAGCGCGGTTGGTTCAAGCGATCCTGCCATCAGGAAAGGCTGTTCTATAGTGCCGCTCTTTAATGAAGTCATAAACGTCATCAGGATTTGCGGGTAACTTGGGTTCAAGATCAGGATGAGCAAACCCGTCCGCAGCAGCCTGACACATAAACCTGATCGCCCCACTAAGCACATCATCCCATTCACACGCCATCCAGAACGCCTTTTGCTCATTCCTTCCTGCACCGCGTAGGTACAAGGCTTGCGCCTCATCTGACAAGCCCGCGCAGGTGTTCTGGGCTAGGATTGACAGGTTAGTCATCCCGCACCTTTAATCTTTTCCAACGCCGCGCCCAGATCGGTGAACACCGCTGGCAATGGCGGGTTTGAGGGTGGGGGTGGTAGGGGAGCCCAATAGCTATAATCGTCTAAGTCCCAACCCTGATGATGATCGGAGTCTATCCCGTCTTCATCAAGACATAGAATGTGAGTTTCTTTCCAAGCGGAAACGGTGCTTCCAATTTCAATGCTGGCTAAAAATTCCACGCCAATTTCCTTCGGCGCAGTGCTAATATCAAACCAGCGGCAGTGCTTGTCAGCGTGGTCAAGGACGGCGTCTGCCAAAGGTACCAAAGCAGTAAGCGCCTCGGATAGTTTGGTTGGCACTACATCCGACACGTCTTGTATATCAATGCCCAACCCATTGCTGAGTGGAAATGTGCAGCCAACAATTGTGCGGTCGGAAACTAATATGATCTTACCAACGGTTCCGTCAGGGTTCATTATGTATTCGGGTTCGGTCACTTTAAACTTGGTCATATCTCTCCCCCTTTGAGAGCGGCGCGCAAGCCGTATTTAATTGCGCCATGACTAGGCGGACAATCAGCTTCGCAATCGTCAATTACGATCTGGATTTCTTTCCGCAGCCTCTTATTCTCGGCCTCAAGTTCAATCACGCGGGCGGCTAGGGGCTTGAAGTGCGCTCCGATAGCCTCAAGGACTTCTTCCATGCCTTTTAATGCTGTTTCGCCCCAGCCTGTTTCATCGTCGGTTTCGTCATCTGGGTCTTCGAAATAGCTGGCCAGCAAGACAGAAAGATTGTCACCTTCCATCATCGGTGTTTCAACGCCACCAAGGCGCTCAAAAAGTCGGCGCGTATCGGCATCCAGTAGCTTTTTTAGGTCGGTGGTGGGGGTCATATCTTTTCCTCCAACCCAGCCCTGCGCCGTATTTCGGTGAGGGCATCTTCGTAGCTGCTACCCCACGGATCGGGATCAGGCTCCATCCCCTCAAGCAGTTTGGCAATCAGCGCGCGGGCGTAGGTGCGGTGGACATCGGTTGTCTCGTATCCTTCAAATCCAATTGCGGTGTCTGCCGCTTGGAGCGCCGCGTCTAGGGTGGTGTTGTCGGTCATTGCAGCACCCCCTCCAATTCCCGCGCAACCTGATGCAGTTTCGCACGGGCTGCTTGGTGGTTTGGTGGTTTGATGCCACAAGGTAGCGTCGCTTGCTCGGCCTCACGCAGCATGGAGCGAACGCGGGCAATTGTGCGGGTTAGGTCGGTGTGTGGGGTCATCATAGCACCCATCCAAAAACAAAAGTTACAATTACCAGCATAGCCACACCTGCAACAAACCGCAGCGGGCTTACATAGTCGGCGGGACCTTCAGCAATAGGCTCAACCACACAGCGCGGCATGGGGCCGGTGAATGGCTCTTCTGGCACTTGGCGGATTAGGTATTCTGCTGCGAGTTCGTCTGCGCGGTTCATGACTTCCCTCCCAAAATGTCTTTGACCATTCCGGCCAAGTTGATTGTCGGCGCTTTAAGCAATGCGTCAACGTGCTGTTGGTCAAGCGTCTTGATCCATCCAAAACGCTCAATGGCGACTTCGCGGTCAACCTCGTTGCGGATGCACAGGTTGAAGTCCTCGTTTTCGTCGTAGTTGAAAGATTCGGTGATTGCTTCTTCCAGAATTTCCGAGATACGCTCAACGGAATCCATCGACCTAACCAGCTTGCAACTTTCCAGTTTGCGAAGCGCCTTAATCAACGCCAAAGCGGCGGCGCTGACCTCGGAAAGGTCTGGCATGTTGTCTGCCACATATTCGGCGTAAGCGTCTGCGGATGTGAAGTCTTGTGGGTCCATGATTTATCTCCTAATTGATGCAACCAACATACACGCTGTATCAGGCTTGTCAACAAGGCGTTGACACAAAAAAAACATTGTGCAACAAGAGGGCATGAAAAAACGCACCTACACCACCGACCAACTAGAACAGGTATTGCGCAAGTTTAACTTGTCGCGGTCCTATGTCTTTCTGCTTTCAACGGGCAGACGGACGCCATCCATGAAGCTGGCTTCTCGCATTATGCAGGAAACGGGCATAAAGCCTGAGGTTTGGATTGAGTTAAATCGGCAATACCAATGCAAAAGCTGAGGCTGCTTGATCTTTTTAGTGGCATAGGTGGCTTTTCGCTTGGCCTTGAACGGTCTGGTTTGTGTAAAACTGTCGCTTTTTGTGAGATTGCGCCGTTTCCGCGTAAAGTATTGGCCAAGCACTGGCCTGGAGTTCCAATTTATGAAGATGTTAGAACACTCACAGCCGACACTTTGGCCGGCGACGGAATTGCAGTCGATGTCATCTGTGGCGGATTTCCGTGCCAAGACATCAGCACAGCAGGAAAAGGCGTTGGACTTGCAGGAGAACGTTCCGGTCTATGGAGAGAAATTGCCCGTTTGGTTGGCGAGTTACGACCCCGTTTTGTCATCGTGGAAAACGTCTCAGCATTGCTTGGAAGGGGGCTTGGAGACGTTCTCGGAGACCTTTCCAAAATCGGGTATGATGCGGAGTGGGAAGTTATTTCAGCTTCCGATGTTGGAGCGCCCCACGACAGGCAGAGAGTGTGGTTGGTTGCGCACCCCGCAACACAGCGACGGGAAAGGATATTATATAATTGGGCCTGGCGCAGCGCAACGGCGCGTGACGAATGGCCGTCAACTTCATTGGATTCACAGCGTGGCGCTCTTGCTTGGTTGGAATCAACGATTACGCGCATCTCCCCAATTCTCAGAAATGATGATGGGATTTCCGGCAGGTTGGCTCAACATCAGCTTGCAGCCCTCGGAAACGCAGTCGTCCCCCAAATCCCCGAGTTGATCGGGCGCGCTATTCTTAAACAACTAAAGGACGAATCATGACACTTCCCTACGCAATCTCCCTACCCCACGAAGGCAAAACAATTGGCGTTATCATCGCCAACATTAGCAACATGCGTCCCCACAAGGACAATCCAAGGCACACCATGATCCACACCACTGGCGGCGGCTTTGTTTTTGTCGATCTGCCGGTTGCTGAGATTGTGGAGCGGATTAACGATTTGTTGGATGGCGAAGATGTTTGATTGGGTTGCGCCTATGTTTCTAAAGGTTGCCACGGGCCTTCTAATCACCGTGGCGCTTTGCTTGGCCTTTGTGGCTGGGTATTTATTATTTAGGGGATGACATGCCAAAACTAAAAACAACCGCACCTTGTCAATGGCCAGATGACATGACTGAAATGCTGCAAAAGCATTGGGACTTAGGCATGTCGGCTTCGCAATCCGCTAAAGTTATTAATGACACGTTCGGCACGCTCCAGACCCGTAACAGCATCATCGGCAAGCGGCACAGGATGGGCCTAAAGCGCAATGCAGACCTGCGTTGGTTTAATCGCCCTAAGCGCGCCGTGACAACCGCTGAAGCCCGTTTAAAACGCGCTGAGAAGCTGGCCAAGTTAAAGGCCAACAAGGAAC